AAGGATATCCAAACGAAGTTCGGCACCTGCTGGCTTCTTCATGAGGATGAGAAGGCGCTCATCGCCAAGCGCGGCAAGCCCTTCCTTCCCACCGGCAACGGCAGTCGGATCCTCAAGGGCCTTGGCTTGGAAGAGCGGGACGAGACCGCTCCCGCCTATGCCAAGCACGGCAAGCATCGCCCCTACATTTTCAGAACCGGCGACCAGTGGGGCGGCGATGCCGTCCTCTGCGAGGAGGCATAATCATGGGTATTCAAGTTAGCGTTTTTCGCCACGGCAATTATGACTGCACCAACGGTGGCATCTCTTCCAAGGCAACCGAGCTGTGCCTTGTGAACCTTCCCGGCAGCGCTGAGCCCAGCGAGGACTGCCCTGCTGCACGGCTCATCGTGCGCACCCCCTTCGGGGACAGCAAGCCCCTGCTCACCATCGTCCCTGACGGTGAGGAGCGCTGGACCATGTTCGGCGGCAACTATGCAGCCTGCTCTGGCAATGGCTTCTCAGACGCCTGCAGCAAGCTCCTGGGCCACAAGTTCTACGGGGCTGTGGCGATCCATGACCGGGTGGAGAGCTAGCCATGGAGAAGATCTGGTGGGTTCTCGCGGCGATCATCCTCGGGATGGTCGCCCTGGCGGACGACGGTTACGAGCACGCCGTGGAAATGTCGAAGCACTACGACGAAATGGTTTGCGCTGGGCACTGGCCCGATTACGATAACCGGGAACCGGACTGCAGCGGGAACTGAGGTGGAAAGCCAGTACACAATCATTGAGGTGCGCCGGGGGGATCACACCTTCTGGCGCGTCAACTTCAACCGGAGCAGCAGTGGGCTCTACCCCACCGAAGCAGCTGCCAAGCAAGCAGCTCGCTCTATGTTCGATCTTGAGAAAGCCATCAACGACATTCAGCGGGGATCCTATGATCGATGAGATCAGAGCCGCCTTGGTGCGGCTGCGCGAAACGCACCACGACCCCTATGTGACAGCGCGGGTCAACGAGATCCTGAAGCATGTCGAAGAACTTGAAGTCCAGATTTCAAACCCCGACCGACCGGCTGATGCTGGTGTATCTTCTCGCGTCCTTAGCCGTGGTCCTGACTGCGATATTTTTGAGCATGGTTTGAGCAGCTTCGGAACCATGGATTGAAGAAAGGGAGTTTCGGAATGACCTTCGAAGAGGAGCTTCTCCACCGCCTCTCCAGGGGTGAGACGCTGCAGTTCAAGCAGGTTTCGCAGTACGCTGGGCACAACCGGGCAGAGGAAAGCATGATCCGGTGGAAGGTGACCCACGGCACCAAAGAGGGCAATGATCTGGATCTCTGGGGAGGTAGGACTTTTGAGCTTTCAATCTGAGGGGGAATTGTGTGCAAAATATGAAGCAGGAGCGCTGGAAGCGAGCCTACAAGGCCGGGCAAACCGGCTACATTCTTGGTGAGTTTGAGGACTCAAACCCGTATGGAAAGGACAACTTATTCCTCCACTGCGCATGGTTCGCAGGCTTCTGCGACCAGCACAGCGAGACCGCAGGAAGAGGGGCGCCATTGCCGAGGAGGGAAGATGACGCTGGTCACCTTCGAACAGATGCTAAGACTGCATGACTGGGACTGGCTCCACGACGAGGATCCCAGCATTTACATGAATGGGCGCCACCAAGAAGGGCGCATCAATGAGGCTCTTGGGATCCTTGAAGCTCAGGGGCAGGGTGAAGAAGCGCGGCAGCTCTTCACCACCTACTCCGGAGGGATGAGAGATCTGCCATGAAACAATCGCTGAGAGACAAGGTGGACCAGCTGGTCAAGCACATGCCACCCCACCAAGCAGGGGCGCTGCGCTTCGTTGCTGATAAGCGGGAGGAGGCAGGACGCAGCGAATGGCTTATCATGGCGGAACTGCGGGCAGCGTTGGGTGGAACGTCGGCGCTGCGGCGGTTCTGGAATCGGCTGATGGACAAGATCAATGGCTGGAAGAGGAAGGCCAAGGAAATATCCAAAGAGCGCCTTTGAGATCCCTGGGGCGTTCCTCTTTTTCATGAGGGACGAGATGGGGCTGGAGGCGCCCGAGGTTCTCATGACCCACCAGAACCGGGTGCTAATCGATGGCGAAGATCCCTACCTCGGGCATCTTCTCGACGAGGCACACCTCTACCTTGAAGACCCAGCGCGGGACAGTCGGCTGGCTCGCTCAGCCAAGTACACGATAAACACCATCTATCAACATTTCGGAATCAGTTGAGGAAATCAATCAAACGCCAACAGGCGTTTGAGGAGGACGTTTGAAGCGCGGTTGAGGTGGCCGTCGTTCTCAATCCAAAACACGTCGCTGGCGGAGCGCACCCCGTTCTCCATGGTCAGACGATAAGAATGGTCCCCGTAACCGGGCTCATGCTGAACGATGACCTCGTTGTACTGGGCGATCCTTCGAAGCGTGCCCTTCATGGGACCAAAGCGATTATTCATGTTCCCTTTCCTTTTTTTTCTTCGCCGCCATGCGCTCAACGTAAGGCATGAATTTCTCGCCAAACTTCAGCTCCCACCAGCGCTCCCAGGTCATGCCTCGCCGGGGCACCTTCCAGAAGCGCCGGGTCCAGACCCAGCGGGCGGCATAGTATTTAATCTCATCCGCCCACCGGGCCTCTTGCTCCGGGGTGGTCTCACCAAAGTTCATCGATGCCGAACTCGGTGGTTCCTTCGACCCCATAGGGGCGATAAATGCCGCTCCTCTCAGCTTCAAGGATCGTCGCCAGGGCCTGCTCATTCTTTGACTCAGCGTAGGCGATGGCTTCATCCGAGAGGGTATAAATCCCGTAGGGATAGGGGGGCTGCTTCTCCTGAGCCAAGAAAAAGAACTTGGCGGCAGGGATCCCCACGCGCTCAGCAGCTCGCAGATAGAGTGCTGCCTGCTGGTGATAGCGGAAGGAGTTGATGGCCGAGCGGAAGCCACGGGGTGACGCATCCCGGCAGGTCTTCAGATCCCAGACATCAGTCCCCGTGTACCAGTCGAAGCGCGCCTTGAAGGGGTGCCCTAGCCACTCAAAAACCAGCGTTAGCTCAGCCTTGTGCTCTGGCTTCGGAACGTAGTCGGCGACCACCTCCCGGCGAGCCATGCAGGTCTCGTACAGCTCGCGCTTGATGGGAGTGCGCCCATCGACGGTGGAGAGCCAATCCTCGTACTCCTCCTTGCCCGCCTTGGTTCGCCGATCCACGTCAGGGATGATGGCGAACTCCTCATCGAACTTATGCAGCTCAAGGAAGACGGTATGCTGCACCCGACCCTCAAGGAGTGCAGGCGACTCCGAGAGGGGCGGGGCAAACTTCCACTGGAAGGGGCAGCGGATCGCCGAGGTCAGGTCGTGGGAGCGGAACGCCTTGATGGCAGCGTACTGCTCATAGGACAGATCTTCGTAAACCCCCGGCTTCATGCGGCTTCCTTACGGGGATCATCTCCGCCAGCGAAGCGCAGGTACCACAGAGCTTTCTTGTAGTCCTCCGCTGTTTTCCCTTTGTAGGGCGCCCTCCACATATATTTGAAAGCATTGATGCGGGCGTAGGTGCGCACCGCCTCAACCCCAAACACCTGAATCATGGCGTCGATGCACTCCAGCCCACCCGTCTTGTAGTGGGGAGGGGAGTTCACCATGTCCTTCTTCTTGCGAGCCACGGCGCGCTTCTTGGTTTTCACCACGGCTTTCTTCGCCTCAAAGCGTGCCTTCTGGTAGGCCCGAACACAGGGCTTGCAGCTGCTATTTAAGCCGTCCTTGGTTGCAGCGTTCTTGTGGAACTCCGCGACCACTTTTTTCTCACCACATTTCTTGCACAATTTCATCCCCGCACTCCTCTTCTAAAACGGGATGGGGTCGTCGAGATCCCCACCGTCATCAGGCTTATCCATGTCGGCCATGGCCTTCTCATGGTTTGCCGTCATGGAAGCGATAGCGGCTAAACCACCACCGTCCCCAGCGCCATCAGCGATGCGCTTGCGCTCACCCTTCGCCATGGCTGCTCGCATCTCAAAGGAGTTGTCGATCATCTCCTTCA